TAAGGTGCACTAAAAAGTAAGTTATTTGAAATAAAGGAGAAACAAATTATGGAAACAACATCTTTCGTTTTAGGTATGCTCTCGATTATTGCAGTTGCTTTTATGGCTGTGATTATTTGGGGTATAGTTAAGATTAACAAGTTAACATTTGAAGTGGTATCTACCCATAAATGGATAGACAATACTGTTCAAGATAGAGATCATCAAATCCAACAGGTTTATAAAGAATTTGATCAAGTAAAGCTCACTCATAATAGTGATTTTGAGCGATCTTATAATCATATAACAACAAATTTTGATCATTTAGATCGGAAAATTGCTGAACAAGATCGCAATATGTCTCTTGAATTTGAACGAGTTTATAACCAAATATCTGAATGTCGTTCATATACGGATTCGCGATTTGATAAAGCAACTAGTTTAACAAATACTAAACAATTAATTAAAGGATAATAATAATTTAAACTTACTTTTTAAAGCGGCTTTTAGCCGCTTTTTTTCTTGTTATATTACAATATGTATAAGGTATGAGTACGTGGTTTAAACCACCTAAAATTCGCTTATTTTAATATTTATAAGTATGGATTTAAACAAAATATTTAAGTTATTCGGTTCTTCTGATAAAGAAGAGGAACATAAAGAAGTAGTTGAACAAATTGATTTATCTGAAAGTCCAATGATGTGGATTGGTATGTTTAAACGAATGATTACTAATTATGAAACATTTGCTAAGCAACTAATCCAATTCTTTAAATCATCAGAACCTTCCCTGGATATGGAGGAGGTAGAGAGGGCTAGCAGTTACATGGTTTATGATAAGGCATATAATCATTTAGCTAAATTAGACTTAACCAACACAACCCATCTTGATAGTTTACAATTACTTTCAGATGAAACATTTGAATTTGTCCTAAACAAAGCATTGCTATACTTTGAAAGTGTAGAAGAATATGAAAGATGTTTGTTTCTAAAACAAGTCCAGGACAAAGTAAATTCTTTTCAAAAGTAATTTGGAGTACATAGTTCTACTTATTATCGTATAAGTACGGGTTTTGAAAATAGAATAAGAAAAAAGAGGTGTAAATGTATCCTCGGTTACTAACAAAATAAAATTATATGAAACATAGAAACAGTATTTTACATGAACTCAATAAAATTGAGGGACTAACTAATCAACTTAACTTTATTGTTAACCAACAACAGCCTATTGAAGAATATCGAGCTGCTTTAGAACGTATTAGAGAATCAATTGAACAAGCTAGAGCATACGTTGAAAGTGAGCCTGTTGATGGTTATGAATTAAATGTTGCTGCACGATGAAATTAACAGCAGAACAAATCCAAGACAATTGGAACAAATTTTTGTCCATCATTGATGAACATATCTCTGAACCTAGATGTTCTGAATTAAAAGCATTTTATAAGCAATATGCTGAACGTATTATGCTTATGCCTGCTTCTCATAAAAAAGAATATCATAATGCATTTCCAGGCGGTTATGTAGATCACGTGTTACGAGTAGTACAATGTGCTCTTAAACTAAATAAAGTTTGGGTTGAAATGGGAGTTGATACTTCAACATACTCAGTTGAAGAATTAGTGTTTGCTGCTTTAAACCATGACTTAGGTAAAATGGGAGATGAACAAAACGAATCATACATTCCCCAGACAGACCAATGGCGTAAAGAGAAACTAGGTGAAGACTATAAATTCAATGATCGACTTGAATACATGTCAGTACCAGATCGTGGATTACATTTGCTTATGTCTCACGGTATTACATTCTCTAAAAACGAAATGTTAGCAATTAAGTTACATGATGGTTTATATGATGATGCTAATAAACCATATCTAATGTCTTGGTCACCAGAAACAAAACCACGTACTGCGTTAGTATTTATTGTGCATCAAGCGGATTTAATGGCAGCACGTATTGAGTTCGAGCAAGTATGGATGCCTAAACTTAAAGGCGAAGTAACCCAAAGTAATCCATCAAACTTTACAATTAAAGAAAAAAAAACTAAAACTAAGGCTTTAGGTAGTATTAAAAGTGAAGGATTAAAAAGTTTATTAGATAATATATGATAATAGCTATTGTTATATTAAGTTTAATGGTCGTGATCTTAGGATATACGACCTTTAACTTACTTAGAAAAAATGAAAAGCAAGAAGATATCCTTTTAGGATATATGTCTTACTTAAATAAGGTATCTGATATAATTGAAATGTCAGATAAAAAACTTAAAGAAGTAGACGCAAAAGAATCATTTAAATCAGATGATGAGGTTGGTTTCTTTTTTGAATCTATCAAACAAATTCAAAGTGTTTTAAACCAATTCAATATTAAAAATCTATGAGTGAAGTAGTGGTTAAACCTAAAACAAGTGGAATGTATTTCACTCAAGAAACGGAAAATGCAATCATTGAATATAATAATACTTTAGATTTTGAAGTAAGAAGTAGAATTTATAGTGATCGTATTCATTATGCTTTCTTTAAATTAACAGAAAATATCATCCATACTTTTAAGTTTTATTACACTGAAGTAGATAATATTGAAGATTTACAACATGAAGTAATTTCATTTTTACTCTCTAAAATTCATTTATTCAACCCAGAAAAGGGAGCTAAGGCATATTCATATTTTGGAACTATTGCTAAACGTTATCTTATTATTTCTAATACTAAAAATTACAAAAAACGAGTAGATAAAGCACCAATTGAGGAACTTGAATCAGATGAAAAACATAGTTATAATATTGATGATACTCCTGTAAATCAAAAGTTAATTGTATTTATGGATCAATATATTGATTATTGTACTAAAAATATTCATACATTATTTCCTAAAGATGGGGATGCTAAAATAGCAGATGCAATTTTAGAATTGTTCCGTAAAAGAGAAAGTATAGAAATTTTTAATAAAAAAGCATTATATATCTACATTCGAGAAATTATTGATGCTAAAACACCTAAAATCACTAAAATAGCTAATAGACTTTATGATATATTTAAAGATCATTATTATTTCTATTTAGAGAACGGGTATACAAATTTCCCATAAGTATATTTATAGTTAAATAATTATAATTTTGAACGGATTAGACAACATAGTATTTGGTGGTAAAAAATTTTCTGATATATTAGAAGAGATATACAACAATCAAAAGAAAAAAGAAAAACAAATTTCTGCTCTCATATCAGAACTTAAACCATTAGTAAATGAGATAGGAGATGCTACTTTAATTGTTCCATTAATTAAAGAATACTTAGAAATAAGTGTTAAAAATGATGAACAATTAATCAAAATGGCTACTATCATCCAACGTATTATGAGTAATAATACTAATAGTGATGGTTTTGGTATTTCTGAAGAAGAAAAAGCCCAATTACTTGCTGAAATAGACAAGTTTAAAGAAGGAGGTAAGTAAATGTTTAATCATTTTAAAAATAACATTGGTGGTGTTATTCAATATAATGCTCCTAAACTTGACATTAAATCATCAACTATAACTAGTACTATTGTTTCTAGTAGAGTTAGAGACATTATATTAGATGATTCAAACCCGGATCTTTTTGATAAATTTGGAGGATGGAATGGAATAGGAACAATTTTTATTGAACCTACAATCCAACCCAACCGTAAAGATAACATAACACTCATCCCAGCTTATCCAGCATTTCCAAATATTAAACAATATCCTTTAATAAATGAATTAGTACCTATTATTTATTTAGCAGATCCCAATGTAACTAAAAATACCTCAGCTATTTCAGCTTATTATTTACCCCCAATAAATGCTTGGAATAGTCAAGTACATAATGCTGTACCTTCAACTGATATTACTCCTGAACTAGAAAATAAAGAATATCCATTAGTAGAAGCAGGATCTGTTAGAAGGATAACTGATCAAGATACTGATATAGAATTAGGAAAAACATTTAAAGAAAATAATGTTTTAAATAATTATCCTCTTTTACCATATGAAGGAGATATACTTTATGAAGGACGTTTTGGTAATTCTATTAGATTTGGTTCAACAGTTAATAATACTGTTTACCCTAATGATTGGTCTAAAGCTGGGAAAGAAGGAAGTCCTATTACTATTATAAGAAATGGACAAGGTGATGTTTCTAAAAACATAGAAAATAATACAAATTCTTGGGTACCTACTTTAGAGAATATTAATACAGATAAATCATCTATTTATTTAACAGCCAACCAACAAATACCATTAGTTTTAGCTAGTAATATTATTAGTTCTTATGGATTTATTAATGCTGCACCTTCAGTCCAATCTTATTTAGGGGACCAAATTTTACTCAACTCAGGTCAATTAGTATTCAATTCTAAAAAAG